TGACATTGCCAATCAAAACTTTACAGCAGAACAACAAGTACAGCTAGAGAACTCACGTGCTGCTAATACAATGAACTTGGCTAATTTGAGCAATAGACAGGCTCTTGTGATGGCAGAAGCATCTGCATTAGCACAGTTAGATACAGCTAACCTAAGTAATCGTCAGCAGACAGCAGTACAGAATGCACAGAACTTCTTGCAAGTTGATATGGCTAACCTGTCTAATAGGCAGCAAACAGAACTGTTCAAAGCGCAGCAACGTACACAAGCACTGTTTACAGATCAAGCTGCTACAAATGCTGCTGCACAGTTTAATGCATCTAGCCAGAACCAAGTTGACCAGTTCTTTGCCAGCTTGGGTTCACAAGTGTCACAGTTTAATGCGACACAGCAAAACGCACAGAGTCAGTTTAATGCAGGACAGACTAATACTGTTGCACGTTTTAATGCTGAGTTAAACAATCAACGTGACCAGTTTAATGCGTCTAATCAAATGGTAATTGCACAGGCTAATGCACAGTGGCGTAGACAGATTGCCACGGCAGATACTGCTGCAGTTAATCGTGCTAATGAATTAAATGCTAACGCTATCTTGAATATTAGTAAAACTGCTTATGATAATCTGTGGACTTACTATGGTGATACTATGGAATGGGCATGGACATCTAGTGAGAATGATAAAGATAGATTAACTCAAATGGCACTTGGAAAGCTATCTGCAGAAACTAACAAATCAATACAACAATTAAAAGTAGATGCTGAAGAAAGTGGTGCAATTGGCGGTTTCTTTTCTGATATTTTAACAAGTCAAGTGGGTGGAACTATTATAAGTAACATTTTTTGTTGGGTAGCTAGAGAAGTGTACGGCCCCGGAAACTATGACTGGGTTTTGTTTAGAGAGTGGATGTTAACTAAAGCACCAAAATGGTTACTTTGGTCATACAAAAACTATGGTGAACAGTTTGCTAAATTTATTAGCGACAAACCAAGAGTTAAAAATGTGTTAAAGAAACTAATGGATAAGGTAGTAAAAAAATGAGTCTGCAAAGAGAACCCGCACGTTTAAGTGTTATTCAAATGAGAAAAGTTCTTGAAGAAAGACTTAAAGAAAATCCTATTACCGAACCTACAAATAAAGGTTTACTTTCTCGTAGCGGTATGGTAGAATCACACACTAAAGAGGGCAGAAAAAGTGAAGCTGCTCGTGTTGCGGATATTATGATAGCTATAAGAGAAAGTATGCAGGGAGAGGGCTAATGGCGTTTAGAGAAACAGAAGATTTTGATGCTCCTATTCCGGGCCAATCTCTTACATTTGAACTGGGTTCTCGTCCTTGGCAGACACCCCCAGAATATAACACATTAGAGGAAGCATTAGATTTCTATTTACCTCGCATTACAAATGAAAAATTCGTAGGTCGTCTTTTAGATATTATCGAAACTAAAATTCCTCTAACCTCTATTGCAGATACATTAACATTAGGCGGTATTATGGAAGGGTTACATACTGTTGATGTAGCTGTACTTATAAATCCCATCTTAGTAGAGTTAATGGAAGGTATGGCTAAAAATGCAGAAATAGATTATGTTGTTGGAGATGATGAAGGAAACGAAGATGTACCGGATGAAATGTTGATTCGCAAAGCAATGCAAGGTTTAGATAAAGTAGACGTATCCGAAATGATAGAGGAAAGCAGCGACAAAATTACTACGCCTAACATTGAAAATAAAACATCTGGTTTAATGTCACGTAAGGGAGAAATGTAATGGCTTTTAGATTACAATCATTTCTGTCGGGGGCAGCTAAAAAAGCATCTGAAAACTTATCAAAACTAGATGATGACTACAGAGAAAGTATTAAAAATACAGCAGCAAATTTAGCAAGAGAAGCTGCTGCTGTGCGTAAAGAACGTATGGCTGCTGTAACAAATTATAATAGAAAAGCTAGACGACTTAAAACCAGTTATGATTTAACAGACGGTCAGATACAAACACTGTTAGCTGGTGGTCTTGAAGAGACAGATAGATTTGAAGATGCTATAAAAAGTGGTCAGGCTATGTCTAAAGACCCTACACTATTCGATACTAAAAAGTTTGCTCAAGGAATGTTTACCATGCCGCAAGGTGGTGCAACGGGTGATATTTTATCTATAGCAGATCAAGCGCAAGCGTATGCTACACAGATGGCTCCTTCTACTATAGACGTACAAACATTGGCATCGGGCATTGCTGCTGGCACAGAGACTCCTCTTACAGGTATTAGCACAGGTGCTGTGACGCAAAGATTACAGGATGTTGCAGGTACTTCTATGCCAGCAGATTATAGTGGTCCTGCTCCGGGTGACACAGGTATTACTGTTAAAGGTCTTGGTGGTATGTCTGCTTCTGATATAATTGCGTTTAGACAGGCACAAGCTAATTTAGAAAAAACTGGTGCGGAAACTGAAAGCCTTGATGCAGGAACAGAAGTAAAAGGTTCTCAAGCTAAATTAATTAACGCACAGGCAACTGCTGCTGAAATTACTAACAAAGTGCTTCCAGAACAATTACGTGTAGATATAGATAAAGGCTATGCTTCAACCGCATTAACGCAAGCACAGACAGAAAAAGTAGAACAAGATACGACAAAGAGCATTATTGAAATTACTAAACTAAAAGAAGAACTCGATAATTATCAAACATATGGAGCAGCCAATGAACAAGCTGCACTTGACTTGATCGAAGCAAAGATTGTTAAAGCTAGAAGCCCAGCAACCTTAGAAGCATTACAAGCTACTTTTGTATCTCAAGCTATGGATGCTCGTGATAAAGCTGATTCTTTACCTGCGGAAGATCAAACTAGAGATTCCCTAATTGCTCGTGCAAATGCTTTAGATACACGGGCAGCGGGTGTAGCTAATATGATTACTGCTCAAGATGCAACAACGACTACAGACTGGTCAAAAGGTTCAGCACCAAAACGATTTGCTGCGCTACTTAAAAATAATGTTCAATCAGCTAACATCTCTGGTAAGTTAAACTCCGCAGGTGACTGGCAATGGGATTTCTCAAATAAACGTCCTGCTTACTACACTGCATTAGCGAATACAACAGATCAGTATGAAGCGTTATATGGGGCATCAGGCAATACAGGTAGAACATCTTCTGCACAAAACTACCAGCAGTTAGAAAACACACTACGGCAGTGGTCACAAGAAGGAACTTTTTCAGTTGAAGGTCAAACAAGAGCCGCAGCTAAATCTACAGGTGCGTCTCAAGGAAATATTGATTTTGATGTAAAAACTGCCGCAGAACTTGCAGCATTGCAAAATAGCGGCAATCTACAACCGGGTGATATTGCAACAATAAAAGATTCTAATGGTGTTCCTTTTGTTGCTATGTACGGCACACAAGGTGAGTGGGTTTCTGCAGGAGATTTCTAAATGAAACTGCAGGATGCTATAGATCAGTTGTCTACTGAAGATGAAGACAATGACCAAACTAACCCACAACCTAGACCTAGACGCAGACGTAGTTTACAAGAAGCCTTAAACGAAACTACACTGAACGCTGATGACGATTTGATCGTCACGGAAACAGCAGTTGTGGACGAAGACTTCACACCCAAGCCCATTGATCCCAATGCGGCAAAACTCCCCAAAGAAGAACTAGATTTATTTAACTATGAGAGAACTGCTGCTGCAAGTAAGTTATCAGCTTCTCCTATTGATGATGTATTATCGGATGAAGAGTTTTTGGTAGAGTATGTACCAGATTATCTCCGTCCGTTTGTGCGTGTGGTCGCTAAAGGTGCAGATGGTGCTTTAGTTAAACCTACTATTCGTACTATGAGATCACTAAACACAGGTTTAACAGCAGCAGGGGAAACTACATCAGATGCTATGGCTGCTTTAACACAAGCAGTACAGGATGGTATTGTAGAGGGTGGCACATTTGAGCAGCTTACAGGCTTAACTGGTAAAGATATAATACCGTTTGATCCTAAAGCGTCAGGGCGTAGATTTACTGGTGACTTAATTGACGCAGCAATGGTAGCTGATGCGCCTATTGTTGCATCTGCAGGTATGGCTAAACTGGCTATGCAAGCGCAAATGAAAGCCCTGACTAAAGGTAAAGACATGGTTGTACCTCGTACATCCTTGTTAGGTGCGCCGCTTAAAGAAGGTACATTAACAGAGAAAGCTGTTCGTGCTGTAGGTGCTGATGTCAAAAGAATTGATACAGATACTATGACACCAGAGATGATTGCTAGTGCAGAGAAGGCACGGCAAGCACGTGAAGAGTCTGGTGAAATGACCCTTGGACAAATTAAACAGGCAACACGTACTGTAGCAGATGAAAAACGTGCAGCAGCTAGAGCCAAAGCAAAAGAAAATGATGATATACGACAGGCTGTTATTGAACAATTTGAAGTAGAAAATAAATTAGAGAAAGGTGCTATATCTAAAACAGTAGCTGGTAAAACGTATATAGACTACGAAAAGATGCGTGAACTAGGCTTAGATAAACTCAATGATCTTGATTTAGATGATGATATTGCTTGGGATTTAGGCGTTGGCCCTGCGGGTTATCGTAATCCTATTTTTAATCCTGATAAAATGGACGCGGTAGTTGCAACAGTAGCTGAAGTAAAAGCTATAAATCCTGATGCCTTTAAGGGCAGCAAAAATGTAATGGAAACTTTGTTTAAAGAAACTGTACAAGGAAATTTAATTGCCTCTGATGACTTAGTTAAAATATTAGATAAGTATAATCTCACACTAGATGACTACATTTTTATGACCGTAGGCAGTTTACGTAAAGCTGGTCAAGTTCTTGAAAAAGGTTCTGCTATGGGTGAGTATATGGGCAAGTACAAGCGCGGCAGACCTGCAGGTAAAAAAGCACAAGACGAACTAGATAACGCACAGGGTATGTTGGAATGGCTTCAAGGAAAGGGTGTGCCTATTCCGGGTTCTAAAAAACTTGGTCAGAATATACGTAGAACTGAAAACTTAGGACGAGGCTTAATGGTTTCTGCATTTGCTACCGCTGCAAGAAACTTAGAGTCTACTATCATTCGTATGCCCTTAGAGGGCATGACAAATCTTTTATCGGAAGCTATTATTCGTGGTGTACGTGCTGCACAAAAAACTAAAGCAGGTGATATGAAGGGTGCAAGGGAAGCTGTTTTTGACACAGTTAATACTTTTAATCCGTTGTCTCGCAAGAGTGCTATAGGCGATAGCTTTGCCTACTGGAAGCATATGAAAAATCCATTAAAATCGGACGAACTCACAAAGTTTATACTTGAGCAACCTGAAAATGCTAAACTACTAACTAGGTACAGAGATCAAATTGTTGAGGCTCAGAAAGCTACAGGTAAGGGTGAAGGTGGTATCTCAGATTTTGTATTTAATCCTCTTGAAGATTTTGTAGATACTATAAATGCACCCAACCGTGCGCAAGAATTTCTTAGTCGTAACGCGTACTTTCTTACTGATCTTAGTAGAAACCTTAAACGTGAATGGGGCATCAGTTTAGAAGAAGCAATCAAACAAGGTAAAATAAGAGAATTGATAAATGATTCACCTACTCTTAGACCTACTAGTGGAAATAATCCACCGCCATCTTTTGCTGAACTAGCGACCGATGCTGTTGAGAGTGCGTTGGATAAGACGTATGCATCTCCACCTAACTTTAAACCTTTTAAAGCAGCCCTTAAATTACTTAATTCAATTCCGGGCAGTACTATAGCCATACCTTTTCCACGTTTTATGTTTAAAGCTATGGAATACATTGGTTCTGGTGTAGGTGGTGGTGTAGTACCCGCTATGCGTATTGCTGTAGGAAAGGGAAATACCGTCAAGGATGCAGATAAAGTAGCCAGAAATTTAGTAGGTTTAGCTGCGTTGTACGCTGCCTATGAATATAGAACAAGTGATGATGCTCCAGAAGAGTATAATAAAATAGCTAATGTAGATGGTACTACAACAAACATAGACCCACAGTTTCCCCTTACTCCTGCTCTTTATTTAGCAGAAGCTAAAAAACAACTAGATAAAGGCGGGACCGATCTATTGACTCAATGGCTGTTTATGAATAGGGGAAGACAATTCCAAAATGGAGTTAAATCACTAACAGGTACAAACTTTAGGAACAATCAAACATTTGGTGACATATTAAGCGATGTATCTAATATGTTTGCAGAAGATAACGATGCATTAAAAACAGATGAATCCGCAAAAGCATTTGGCAAGATGTTTGGTAACACTCTAACACGTATGTTACAGCCATACACAATGGTTCTTGATACAGAACGTGCGCTAGGTATGCGTGATATGAGATATAAAACTTTTGAAGGTGAACCTAATTTATCAGGCGGTGGAAAATTTGTAAAAGGATTTATGATACCTTTCGCTACTCGTGGTTTTATATCAACTGAAGCTGAAAAAAATGCGCCGGTACGTAACTTCCCAATGTTGGGAGAAAAGAGGCGTTTAGGACCAACATGGAAATTAGCACTAGGTATTAACATCGAACAAGGTGACAATGAGTGGCAGAAGTATCTAAAATCGTTACAATATATAGACTACGATTTTGCCTCTAAATCAGGTATTGATATTATTGATAATACAATGAATGCATTACATAACGAACTGTTGCCAGATATTGCAAAAATGGTTATGGAAGATGCTCCACTTATTAAAAAAGAAATGGAAGAAGAAGGAAGATTTAGTGAAAAAGTTTTCTTGCTTGAGCAGAGAAATAGAATAGAGAATAACAAAAGAGCAATGTTTGACTCCTTGAAAGCTGCTCAATTTAGTGGTTCGTCAAATCCGGGGTACGTTATGGCAGTAAATGAACTGCGTAGGGTTGCTAGAGATAGGCGTTTAATTGCTATGAATAGACTTGCCGCTAGGAAAAGAGCCTTGGGTGAACCCCCTGTAAATTTAGGCACTACTCAAGATATACGTACTATACTAAAAATAGTGCGGGGAATTAAGGAAGAAAGATAATAAAAGAGGGGGCAATTAAGCCCCCTTTTCTATTAACGATTGTCACCGTCACCTTGTAAACGATTCCTAGCTTTCCTGTCTGCCAGCTTATCAAGATTACCTTCCATAATGCTGCCAAGATTCATGTCCACTTCCTTTGCAAGCATAGCGCAGTACCATAGGACATCCCCTAACTCAGCACCTATCTGGTTCATCTTATCATTGTAGCCTTCAATATCCGCACCATCACGTATTAATTTTTTTACCTTATTAGCAATCTCACCAGCCTCACCAGTAAGCCCAAGAGTAATGTACTCAAGGGCTTTTTCTTTTGGGAAGATAGCAGTCTCAGCAGCACGTATCTGGTATTCAGTGGCTGTAATAGCACTCATCATCTTTTTCTCCTTCATCCAGTTGTTAGCTTCCTGCTCTAGCTTGTTCATGTTTCAGTATCCTCTCAAGGTTATTGTAGAAAGCAGTATTCCATCCACGTACCCACTCACGATGCTGCATAGTATTCCTGTCCATGCCGCTGTCAGCCATGAAGAAACCCTTCTTAGCCTTACCACACTTACCTTTCTTAAAGGCTTCGTAGCCCCACTCAAACTGAATCTTGAGTGGAGCATCGTACTTACTTAGGCCGTTACGCCGCATTAGCATTCTCCTGTACTTGGTAGTTGAACAGCTTAATTGCTGTTACGTTGTCAATCTTAAACCACTCACCCTTACGGTCTACAGCAAAGTGTTCAAAGATTTTGTGCATCTCACGCTCCTTAACGTGCCTGTCTTCCGCTGCTAACTTAGCAATGATTTTGTAATCACGAAACGGCGATGAAGTCTGGTAGCCATTTAAGCGGTCTTCAGCTATACTGGCCTTACCTACCTTAACCCACTCAGGCCAAGCAGAGTTAGTAATTATGTACACATCACCTTGTTCTGTACTTTCGATCTTACTATGTGACCACACATCATCCAAAGACTTGTACCTACCGGGTTTATGTAATGGGTGTTTCTTTGAAACTTCTTTACCGTTTACATACATCCTTTGTGCATCACGTTTCTTGACAGCCTCTGGCTTATCTTTGTAATACATTTGGTTGCCTGTGTAGGGATTAATTTTAAACCTATCCATTATCATCTGTAGTCTCCTCTTCAGTTTTAGGGAAGTATTTAACAAGCATCTCTAGCTTGTCGTGGTAGTTAGCTAGTTTCTCAAGTTCTAACTCTATGGTTTCCATTATATCAGAATGTTCACCAATACCTATTGTGTTATTCATATACACTTCTATATTCATTTTGTGTTTATTTATACCACCAATTAAGTGGGAAGTCTGTGCATCAATCAACATGTTTCTCATTTTGCTTCTCCTTCCTATGCTGCTTCTATGTCTACAATCTCACAGACACCAGCAGTACAGGCTAACTCACGCCCACCTGAAGTGGTATCCTCTTTCTCAAACTCTTGCAGCAATGACCAGTCTACATTCTTTGGCATCTTTGTCAAGAACTCTTTGTAGTTTTTTTCATCCGTATCTTGATAAGGTGCTTGCTGATATGTATGCTCACTGAATGGCAGGAAGCTGATACCAGATACCTCATCAAAGTGTTCATATACCCAAGAGCCTACAGCCATCCACTCATTCTCTTTGACTGAGATAGTGACTGATGGTTTGTGTTCACACCAATGACGCTGATAGGTAAGCCACAATTCAAGCTGCTCAATAGCATTCATCTGTGTCCTAGTGATTGCACCAGAGGGTGACTTCATAGGGAAGCTGAACACTGTTGTGCTATCTGGCTTCATTACATCAGGCTCTGCTGGAATACCCTGCGACATAAGGAACTGTGTGAGTGGGTCTTTATTATCACCACGTACAGTACGAATGTAGTATGGGTTATGCCGTGCATGGATACCTGACGCTGCATCAGTAAGCTGAGACACAGTACCGCTAGGCTTTACACAAGTAACTGCAGTAGACTGCGGTATATTAAGCTGCTTTGCCATAGCTGCATTAGTCTGCACTGCAGTATCACGTAGGACTTCTAGCATCACCTCAAGTGTATTGCCTGTTGTAGATGTCAGCTTGTTGTCCATGATACCTGTCAGTGATACACCAAGCAAGCGTTCTTCTTCTGTATTCTTCTTCCATACATTACGCAGATACTTGAAGTTAGTCAATGTAGCTTGGAACGTGCCAAGGATAGTAGCTAGGCGTACCTTTTCTTTGAGTGTGTCTACTGTATCGCTTTCACGTACAACTACCTCTGACAAATTACAGAACTGGTATGGGCGTAAGATAATCTCACTGCAAGGATTACACCCGAAGTCATGGTCAGTCTCACGTCTGCCATTCTTAGCGGCTTGCTTGATAGCTGACTGCCTGTTGAAGATGCCACGCTCACCTGACTTGCTGTCGTACAGAGACAACCACTCACGCATGAACGTACCCATCTCAGGCTTAGTCTTGTAGGCTACAGAGTTATTAGCCAACGCACGTTGTCCTTCATTCTCCCACCACTGACCTGACTTGGCATGTGCCATCTGGTCATCATTAAGATTAGACAATGAAATCAATGCACTACGGCGTACACCACCTACGACTACCACTTCACCAATCTTACACATGATGTCGTGACACTCGATTGGATAGAGCCTACGTCCTGCTGCACCCTTAAACTTCTGTACAACAAACTCAAACAACTCAACCAGAGGCTGTGGGCCTGATGCCCTACCGCCAAATGTCTTGAGGCGTTCACCTGCTGCACGTACATCGGATACGTCCCACTTAGGAATCTGTCCCGTATATAACATAGCAATCAGTTCTTTGAGTGACTTAGCCCAACCCGGACGACTGTCACCTACCTTGATTACTGTGTCTGTGTGATGAAAGTCTTCATTCACAATAGGTAGCTTCTCAATGCAATGACGCTCCACAGAGAAGCCTACACCTGTGCCACACATAAGGATGTACATAGTCTCATCAAACGCACGTGGGCTATCCACAGGCACGTATGAGCAGTTGTATCCACCTACGTGGCAGCGGTCTAGTGCTGGCCCTGCGGTCATCAATGCCCTCATGCTAGGCATGATTTGTTGTGTAAGCACTGCCTCTTCTAGTTCACCTCTCAGTGTATCAGGAAGCTTATAACTAAAGTTAGCACCAAGATGCCCTTCCATATAATCAAAGTATCTAGTGACAGTTTCACTCCATGTCTCCCTTCGTTGCTCATCCTCTTTCCATCGTGCGTATCGGGAAAGAGCAATAAAGTTTTGGTAGTCAGTTGGTAATTGGTTGCTTCTCATTTCATTACTCCATAATAGTTCTAATTGTTTTGATGTCAGCACCGTCTACATCGTAGAAGTATTCACGTATGCCATCCTCTATCTCTTCTCCAACCTGTCCATCGGCAGGTATAGGATACTCTTCTTCATCCACGTCTATGGTAATGAACAGTTTAACTCTTGCCATCTGCCATTACCTCTTCAATCAACTTGTCCAAATACCACTTGGCCTTTTGCAAATCCTCTATGGGCTTCTCTTTGTAATCAAAACGCCAGAGGTATTTCATAATGTTACCCTGCAGGTAGTACCTGAACCCCTTGTCAGTGGCAGCAGAGATAGCATGTATGCATTCAATACCTGTCTGGTTGTAGTGTGGTGGACTGTTGACCATATCAACATTACCCCAAGCCATCTTACCTGCTTGTTCTGCCTCTTCCATCTTCTTCATAAACGCATCATGTCTCATGCTGAACCCCCTGTCTTTGTGTTGAAGTTTAGGTGTATTACGTTACCATCATAAGTCTTTTCTACACCCGATTTCTCTTCTAGTTCTACATCAATATCCATCTCTGTGTCAATAACTTTTGTTACATATTCATGCACAATATTACGCAGTTCTTCTACTTCTTCCATGACAGGTACAGAGGCACACATCATCTTAGTAAAATGCATTACATTATAATAGTCTTCATCGTCTAAGGGGTTATCTGGCATAGCCATTATAGATATGTCAACTTCGCCAGACCACCTACCATCATCATCAGAAAATGGTCTGACACGAATAAGGAAATCTTCCTCATTTACTTCTTTAGCTAGTTTCTCCATCATGTTCATACTCATCTCCTTTTCACTTTTGTACCGCCAAACTTGATAAACTTTGGGTGCTTGTTCTTACCCTTTTCCTTCAACCAATCTTCAGGAATGATCCTATCATAGTATCTAAAGCCGTGCTTTATACACCAATCCGCATACGATGATTTAGCCCCCTTACTTAGTTTAGCTTTACTGTTGGTAAACACAAACCGAATATCCAGTTTGGGATGTTGTTTTTTAATAGCGATATGCTTTCGCCTATCCGCTGCCATAAACCTGCCCTTTGTTTCAATTATAATACCATTAGCTAAAACAAAGTCTGGTGTATAGGTACGGTAGGCTAGGTCTTCCCATTCAATCTTAACACACTCATAATCGTATTTAATCTTATGCGTGTCAAGATAAATCGAAATGTTATGCTCTAGCCCACTACGATACCCATGTTTGATTGCCATACGTCTTGCTTTATGCAGCAATTACATCTCCAATGTATGATGCAGTTGGTGGATTTTTAGCTTGTGACTTTACGGCAGGTCTTTCAGTTAGAGTAGACCAACAATCAAAACGATAGCTACAAAACTTACACCCATCATTAAGTATCTTGTTACCTGTCTCCTTACCTCTAAACTTCTCTGGTACTGGTTCAAAGCATCTTTCAAACTTGTTCTCCTTTACTGTTGCTACTGTATTCTTAATCTTTTTAACCTCTGCTTCAAGGTCAAGACCTGTTGCCGGTACATACTTGAACGCACCGTTAGCTTTGTTGACTACCCACCAGCCACCAACTTTCTTGCCAGAAGCCTTTGCGTAGCCAGCTAACTGTCCTATGTATCCGAAACCATCACCGCTGGCAAGGGTATCGTAGGATTCAAATTTGTTTCTATATGACCAGTCGGAAGCTGATTTAATATCATCGACAGCATCGTTAATGACAATATCATATGACCCATTAACAACAGTACCCCCACAGTCAA